AGTAAAATCTCCAGAAGTTGGGGATTGTAATATTTCAGTCTATTTTTATTACATTAATAAAAATGAAGACATATAAGGAGTAATTAAATGGCTTTACAAATAGAAGATGGAACGGGAAAGGGATATCGTGCTGGTGTAACCATTGAAAATCAGCTAATGACACAAGCAGAAATTCATGAACTCCAACATCATATTTCACGAACAAAAGGGCAAGTATATCAAGCAATAGGAACACATACATTTAGTAGTTCTGGAACAAAAATATTGCTCCATATTAAAAATAATGACCCAGCGAGACTTATGGTTGTTTCATATATGAGAATTCAATTTCCAGATTCTACTGCAGTTGTGTCGACTACATTTTTTGACTGTGGTTTTAATACACTTTATAGTTCTAATGGTATTATTATTACTCCTGTTAATATGAACGCATCATCAGGTAATGTAGCTACTGTTATTGCATATGATGATAATCCAACTGTAAGTGGAGCATTCACTGAGTTCGATAGATGGTATCCAGATGAGAGTATGCAAACATTTAATAAACATGGATCGCTTATTCTTGGTTTAGGAGATACAATAGCGTGGAGATTAACAACAGATCAAACTTCTGGATTTGCATATTGTCGTGTCACACTAATGATGTTAGATAAGGCTAATGAATAATGATTGATATAAACATAAAAGATGGGACAGGAAATGCTACTAAAACAGAGGTTACTACCGACAATGCTCTAAAGGTTGCCACTATAGGTTATGATGATTTTATTCCAGCAGCTAGATTTTTTCAAAATGACACTTTTGGTATTGATATAAATCGGAATTTCTCAAATGTTGATACTACAAATGCAAATGAACTAATTCATAATGGGACAGATGATATTGCATGGACAGGTTCTGCTATTTCCGGGGACTGGGATTTTGCATCTACAGATAACCCCGATACTGGATTAAAAAATATTGAAATTATTGGAGGTATTGTTGGGAATACAGCACAAATTGCTCGTGGGTTATCTGTTACGATGGTTAATCATACAGGTTTTACGGGCCGTATATATTTGACGGATTTAGGACATCCTTTAGCAGAGTTGGATTTCTATGCTTGGGATACTGCAAGCGGAACTGTAGTAGGAAGTACAGTTAATCTTTATGATTATATCAATGTATTAGATTTATTAGTATATCAAACATTTTCGATACCTCTTACAGATATGGGACTTGTCGGCGCAACATTTGATGCGGTTAGATTTCAAATTGTTGAAAGACCTGCTGCTATATTTGATTTAGATAATATATATCTAACTGATCCAACAGGAGGAAGTGGAGTTGGAACTACGGTATATCATCTGACACCTAATCTTGGAAGGTCTTTACACCTAGATGGTTTTATTATTAATATGGCAGATACTTATGCTGGAACTGTTGCTAATGGAACAATGCCTAATATACCATATAATGGCTTCCTCGGCGAGCCAGAATTAGAAAGTCCTATAGTTTATCAAGTTCGTGATTATGACAGAGTAACTTTTGCTGCTGCATTTTCAAAAATTATAGATTTTATGCAATTTGCTTCTCCTGAAATAAGATTTGCAGGTTCGGATGGAATAAATACTTGGGTTACATTATATGTAGGATTAAAAGCACCTATTATATTACATGATAATTTAAAGCAGTCTATAACATTAACTCTGAGTTCTGACCTTTCTGGTTTAGATTTCTTTAGATTCAGTGCTGATTGTAGAGAACTAGAAGAGTAAAAAACCAAACATGGGAGTATCAATATGGTAGTAAATAGGGGCGAAGATATAGGATTCACTTTACAACTTATAAAAAGTGATGGTGTGAATGTAGAAGATGATGCTACTGTCAGTTATAGAATATTTGATGCATCTGGAATACTAGTATTAGTTTCAGAACAATCAACTGTTTTTAATAGTACTACAAAATCTTATATTGATACTCTTGACGTCAGTGTTTTGTGGGCAGATCAAGAGGTTGGTTCTTATCTTGTAGTATGGTCTGTATCTGATACAGATGATGATTTTGCTCCAATATATACTGAAGATTTACAAATAAGTATAGACGAAACTAAAATTGATAAAATATTAGGACTTGTTCATCAAAATATTTTAATTGATGAAACTATTTATGATGACTTTGGAAACTTAGAATCTGCAAGAGTTAGAATATATTCAGATTCAGCTTCTGTGGGAACTAATAATAATATAATTTCAACATATCTAATAACATCAGAAAGTACGGAGTGTGGAAAATTTACTACATGGAGTCAAGAGGAGATATAAATGAGTGTAGCTATTGCAACTAAAGGTTTATATCTTCCTTTATGTGTTAGACCTGGTGGAGCTCCAAGTATACCCCAATTAGCTGAGAAACAAAGATTTGCAGTTAGAGTTCGTCAAGTATATTTTAAAGACATTAAAAAGAAAGATAAGGAATTGAAAATTCTTATTAAACATATCACAATGGATGATTATTAAGAGGGGAAATTAAAATGTTATATTTAAATCCAAATAAAGAAAAAATCTTAACATTTGAGGTTGAGTTGTCAGGCGCAACTTCAGAAGAAGTTAATGGATTTGTTAGATTCTTTATTACTGATAATGCTCAACTTGGTTTTCCGGTTGTTGTTAGTAACGGTAAAATACGAGCGGTAATTACTCCATTAAAAGAACTTGTTAAGAAATCTATTAAAAATGGAACAATCTTTGAAGCACAACTTGATTTATACACAACAAATGAAGATTATTTCAGCCCTTGGAAAGGCGAAATAGAAATAAAAATGCCTGTAATGATCGAAGCAAATTTAACTCAAGAAGATGATATAAAACCTTCAAAATCATTTGAAGCAAAAGCTAAAGTTATTAAAGAAGAGGAATCACCAAAGAAAGTGACTGACTCGGGAATAAAGGAAGAAGTGTTTTCTGAACAAGAAGACACGTGGACTAAAGATAAATTGAAAAATATCACAGAAGAACAAATGAGAGAATATATAGCAAAGAATGGAAGTAAGAATCAGACTATTCAAGATATAATTTTGAGTGAAGCTGTGAAAGCATCTGGTTCGTGCGATAACTATAAAATTTTTGTCGAAATTGTTAAAGCTCTAAGTAAAACAAATAAAGGGAGAGATTAATATTGAGATTAAACTGGAGATTAAGACGTAGGTGGCAGATGTGTAGAAGGTATTTTACAAAGGAATCAAAGAAATTCAAGGTAATGTATAGATAGAATCTTGAATGAGGAGTTAGATATGTCATTATTTAAATTATCAAGAGAAGCGAAAGATTATTGGTGTAGATTTGGTGTTAAGGTTCTTGAAAACTTAGCATCTGTTAAAGTATGGTTTTTTATATTACCATTTATTGTTTCAACAATTATAATGACTGTACTTGTTGGATCACATATCCAATTTATTAAATTAGCTTTAACAGTAATTGTAGATGATAGTAATAAATTAGTTCCTGTTCTTCAAGAAATGAAAACTGTTATGGATATGTTTATTGCCTGGTGTATATTTAATGTAAGTTTAGCAGGAACTATTATTGTAGTTCGTGAAACATTCAAGGTCAAGAAATTAACTGCGTTAAATGATGAAGAAAAGGATAACTCTGAAGTTATTGAAAAGATGAACGCATAAGGAGGCGAAGATGGGACCAGAAACTATCCTTATTGGACTTGGCACTGTTGGTGTGGTGGGAGCATTAGCACTATTCCTTCCAAAGCTAATGGGCAAATCCAAGAAAAGCAAAATATTGGATCAGTTTAAAAAGAACGAAAAACAAAAACAACTACAAACTGAGGTCAAGGAAATAACAAAAGAGCAGAAAGTGATAGCTGCTCAAATTGAGGCATCGGAGCATGCCTCCGAAGAAACAAAAACAAAGATTAAAGAGAAGCTGCAAAAGGCAGCTGTGGAAATTCAAGAAACTCTGAAAGAGGACAATCTTGCAGCAATTGATGATCAAATTGAGGAAGATTGGGGAAAACTGTAAAATGAAAAAGATAATTGTATTAATACTTTGTAGTTTGCTTATTTTGTCTTGTGCTCCGGCACCATTTAAACCATTTAAACCTGAACCCATTAAGTTTGAGGATACTCCTCCTTATTCAGTTCAGGAAGAACTTGATAAGATTCCAAAACCTGATCCTATTAAACGAATGTATGTTAAGAAGGTAGATGATACAACATATCAGGTTGTTGCAGGTAAGCTGGAAGCAACACATATTATGTTAGCTCCTTCTGAATATGCTAAGGTTGGTGCTGTAGTTAAGTTAGCTGTAGCATATAAAGAGTTAGCACTAGATCAAGAAAAATTGGTCAACACTTATATTGAGCAGATAAATGCTCTAAAAGAACTTTTGGCTATGGAGCAGAGAAAGTCTGAAGTGTATAGAGAACTATGGATTAGTTCTGAAAATGCATACCGTTATGAAAAATGGGAGCATCAGAAGGATAATTTTTTCCATAAAGCAGGATTGTATGGAATTACTATTGGTTCTATAGTTGTGTTATTGCTATTACTATAAGGAGAATACTAATGTACACACCGAAGCACTTTGGAATTAAAGAGCTAGTTCCAAAAGCTCTTTATGATAAATATAAAAGTAGAGGTGATAACTTTTTATTTCAAGTTATCTTTGATGAACGCTTGCTAAGATTGATTGATACAGTCAGAGAAGAATTTGGATCAATGACTGTTTGTGATTGGTCATGGGGTGGAGCAAGTCAATATCGTGGATTCCGTCCGCCTGATTGTACTGTTGGTGCTGCATTAAGTCAACATAGATTTGGTAGAGCGGTTGATATGATACCAAAGGATATTTCTCCTGGTGATATGCGAAAGAAAATTATTGCAGATCAAAACTCAAATAAATGGAAAGTTGTGGGTGGACTTGAGATGGATATTACTTGGTTTCATATTGATGTTCGAGCTAGAACTAATGATAGTAAAATAAATTTATTTTATCCATAAGAGAGGTTGATATGTGGAAAAAAATATCTATAATGGGTGGAGCATTCTTACTTGTGATTGGTTTGGTTACAAGTGGCTTTGTTATAGAAGATAGATATAATAATCAAATCCATCACGATAAAGATCTTGTTATTCAAAGAGAATTAACAGATAAAGATTTGGAAGGTCTTGAAAAACAGATTGTAATGAACTTAAAGCAATTTGGGGCGGAACAAGCGGCTCAAAGAAAACAAAACGATACCAGGTATTATTTAGATCAACTTGATGGTTTCAGTCGCCAAATAAGAGATGCTGAACGTAGGTTAAGTGCAAACCCCAACGATCAGAATGCTAGAGATGACCTTAGTTATTTTACAAATCAAAGAAATAAAGTTAGACAAAAAATAGATACTTTAAATTCGGGGAATTAATATGGAACAAGAAATTATGGATGGTCTAAATGCAATAGAGTGGGTTTTATTATTAAAGTTCTCTGTTGTAGCAATAATTGTTATGGTTGCAAAAAGGTATTATGATAATATATCATCATACTTGATGTTCAGGTCTAATAAAGACCTTGGAAAAAATGTTAGAGTAATGGTTAATGGAAAGGAAGGTATTATAACCCAAGCTACTTGGAAGTTTATATATGTCAGTCTTAAAGAATCTGATAATGAGTTAATTATTCCCATAACAAAATGGACGAATCAAAAATGGGAAATATTTAAAAACGGAAATAAATAAAGGAGTATAAAAATGGATTTAACACAATTAACGATTAAAGCTGGAGGAATTGTTTCTAAATCTAAATTAACTAGACCAGCTAAATTACAAATGCTTACTTGGCTTGAAAATGAAGCAACAGAAGCACAGGTGAAAGCATTTCTTCTTGATGGAGCAATTGTTAAGTTGGATAAACAAGCAGAAGAGATTGTTAATGCTAGATTTGAAAGTTTATAAGAAGTTAAGAAAAAAGATGAAAGGAAAGTCGAATGGATTTTAAAGAAAAAGTTATAAACTTGTTAGAAAGTAACATGAGTGAGAGAGGCTTTAAACTTTGGGATGGTATTAATAAAAGAATGCCGGACATTTGGAATAAGCCTACATCATCAACAGGAAAGTATCACAAAAAAAAGAATGGAGATGTACCTGTCCAAGCAGAGCATGTTTATCATATGCTTTTTTCTACAGTTAAATTGTTTCGGATGTTTAACATTAAAGTAAAGACTTCCGATGCAGATAAACTATTATTAGCTGTTGCTCTTCATGATTCGTTTAAGTATGGTAAGTTAGGAACTAGAAAACATACTGATTATGCACATGACAAGAATGCTGCAGATTTAGTTTGTTCTAACAAAGAGACTCTTCTTAAATTATTTACAGAAGAACAGGTTGATATTGTGCAAGAAGCAATAAGATTTCATTCTGGTCAGTGGAGTACAGACGTTCCTAAGAATAAACCATTTACATTTAAAGATTACAACCCTGAAACATTCTTCGTTCATGTTTTAGATATGATGAGTACAGCTGATTTAATTCAAACAGATGTGAGGGACTAAATGACAATAGTAGCATCACCAACTCTAGTTCCAGAACTTCAAGCATGGTTTTACAACTTTGTTGTAAATTCAGAAGTAAATAAATATGAGGTACCTGCGCCTGTAGATATAGAAGATATTTATCTTCCTCAAAAGTCATTTATAGAGATGTTATTCAATAATGCTTATTCGTATACTGAATATAACTATTTATACAATGAGGAAACTAGATTATCATGTTGGCCTACATTAGTTAGACAGAGACTTTGTGTTTATGCAGGCGCTTCAAAGTATGAGTTGTTAGCAGATACAGGAGAGACAGGGGATAATATATTTGGACTAGAGAGTGCTGATTTAACTTTACTTGATGCCTTGCTTGGGTATCGAACTGATGGTACCTCCGTAACAATAATTGATACAACAGCAACTATATTATTCGATTCTACAGCACTTGTTTTATATGCGAATCTTGATAGTTTACCAACTCCTTTATCTAAATTAATATATCTTTACTTAGATTTAAAACTATATGGTAGATATGAGAATTACAATAATTTAAATGTTATTTCAACTGTTAAGGTCTTAGATACAATGTATGAGCTACTTTTAATAGACGAATACTTTGCGTTCATATCTGCAAGGGCTGTAGATGTGACGTTCAAGGACTGCTAAAGGAGATTAAGTTTTGGCTTTATATACAATAGATGATTTTTGGAAGATTTTTGAAGCTGTTACAGGAGTAGATACTTCCATATCCGGCGTAACTAATGCAGTTGATGCTATAGCAAAAGCTGAGCGTACTCGTTCAGAGGATCTCTTTAATACCGTAATAGATCAGTCTTCTTTTGAAACTGATGATTATAATAGAATCCGTAAATTTTTTATTGACCTATATTCAACACACAAAACCATTTCTACAACTGGTGCATCCGCATCAGATCCTAACTCATTACCAAATACTCATTTAGATGAGTTGTTCCGAAGTTTTGGTTATCAGTATTCAGTACAATTAAAAGACTTTGATGAAAATCCTCTTCCTGGTAAAGTAGCTTTCTTTTTAGATCTTGTCAACCTTTATAAGAGAAAGGGAACTCCACAATCACTAATTGATGTTTTACAATATTATGGAGTAACCGAGTTAGATATATATGAGTTTATGTTAAAGTTTGACAATAAAAATAGACTTATATTTGAAGGAACTGCTATTGCAGGAACAAGCGAAGATCCAATAGATCTTAAATTCTTCTGGCCGGAGTTAACAAGACTAGATCCACATTGGTTATTAACAGAGCAACAGATTCGTCAATTAAATGCAAACAACATTAATAACCTTCCATCTAAAACTCCTTATATTGGTATTCAACCTATAGCTGATGCAGATGGTCCGGAAATTTCAATTCTTTCAAGATTAGTTCAAGACGAGTTTGATGTATGGAATGGTGGAGGAACTCTTGAAGATAATGCTGCTATAACAATCCTCGGAGAGAATCATTCGCTATTAGAACTATATTTGTCATGTATTTATACATTTGATAAGTTATATAATGTGGGAAAAGAAGGTCCTTTATATGCGTGTTATGATGGAACAAGTATTATAACTGCTGACATATTAGCTGAGTATGCTGAGATTACACGAAGACCTACATTAAGAAATTATGATGTTGGAACTGAACGTGGTATACTAAGCGGTTTAGCTGAATACTATGATGACTTTAACAGAGAAACTCCAACAAACTTTTTACAAAACAAAGGAGATGCTGAAACATATCTTAATCTAATAGATGCAGCATTGAAAACATCCCTTGACTCATTAGGAGAAGAAGATCAAGTAGTATTATTTAGCCTTTTAAAAGACTTAGCAATTTGGGTTCGAAATAATATTGGTTTCGGTTTTGTTAATCTCGGGTTCATTATGTTTGGTCTCGATGCCTTCTTCTCTGATTTATTACCTGTTGTAAATTTCTTTAAACCGTATAGAGCAAGAGTTATATTACTAGAAGCCCTACAAATTAAGAATAGATTATTTAATACTATTGTTGAAGAAGATGAAAATGAGTTTATTTTTGATACTATTATTCATGATTTTTTAACTGGAGATAGTATACCGTGTTGTCAAGAAGAACCAATTGATTCAACGTCAACAATAACTGTTTGCCTTGATTCAACTGCTCCATTATATTATTCAAGAGATACATATGATTGTGGTTCATATCATGACATTGGTGCAGTTACTGATATTCCTCAAGAATTATTTATTGAAGGAACACAAATAATTCATGATCGTCTCCGTTGTTATCATTGTCCGGAAAATGTTGATACAACAACCATAGTTAGTTGCCAAAGTTGTTCTCAATTTGCTGGATATGATTGTCTTGCACCTTTAATGGATGGTGATGGTTTTGTAGATGGTTTCTACCTTGAGGGTAATGAGGATGCTCTACCTCCAGTTCATGATGATATTAGTGCACAAGGTACTGATGCAACAGCAGATGTTGTTTATTATTCAACAGGTGGGATGGCAGATTATGATAACGGTGCATCCTTTGACTGCACACACGGTTTTGATCTTGTTCAAATTCATACTGATTTCATTGCTAATCTTCTACAAGAAAATGGCGCAGCCATTCTACAAGAGAATGGTGGTCTAATAAGACTCGAATAATTCCATTGAGATTCCAACCCATTGATATTAGTAAGTTTCCTTCCTTTTTAATTAAGTCGTCTACCTTTCCTTTTAGAACAAAATATAAAAATCCCTAATCTAAATAACAACTTGGAGGTTTTATATATGTCACAGTATAGAGCAGAAATTTTGAAGTTAGCAGAAACAACTGCTTTAACAAACAAAGAGATTGCAAAAGTTGTTGGATGTTCAGAAAAAACTGTTCTTAAGTATGCAGGGTCGTATATCAAGCGAACCAAAGCAAAAACCGATTTTGATGAATCAGCGTGGCAGATTCAAAAGACAGTTCTGCTTCCTGATATTCATCACCCACACTATGAAGGAAGAACTATGAATGCTGTAAATCAATTTATCTCTGATTATGATCCAGATGAATTGGTTTATATGGGAGATCAACTATCATTAGATTGTATTTCATTTTGGAATAAAAGAAGACCTTTATTAAAAGAAGGTCAAAGATTAATGCGAGACTATGATGATTTTAATAGAGATATATTAAAGATTCATGAAAATTTAACTAGACCAGATATACGAAGAACATTTATAATTGGTAATCATGAATATCGAGCAACTACTTATGTTGAAGAACATCCTGAGCTTGAAGATTTTATAGATATTGTTAGACATCTACAATTAGCTGAAAGGGGATATGTAATAATTCCTTTCAACCAGGTCCATAAAGTTGGAAAATTATATGTTATACACGGAAGATATTGGAATATATTTCATTCAAGAAAGACCGTTGAAGAATTTGAGGGGAATGTTGTATATGCTCATGTTCATAACCCACAGATGTTTACAAAGATTTCTCCTGTTGATGCAAAGGGATATCATATGGCTACATCGCTTCCATGCCTGTGTAACATAGAACCAGACTATAAGAAAAATGCTCCAACCCATTGGGTTAATGGATTTGGTATTGTAGAACACTTACCTGCCACCGGTTTCTTTAATCTTTATACTATTATAATTATTGAAGGATCGTTTATGTGGAATGGTAAGTATTACGGAAAGAATTTATAGCAGGCAAAAAAAGAGTGGGGGCCCGAAGGCCCCCATCCTTTTAAAGTTGTATCCAGCTCGTCATTCTATAACTGGAAAACTTATCATGCAAGTCAGACAGGACGTTGCAATCATATGTTATATCCACACCACCATTTAAGGCAATGGCATCACCACCACCTATCACAGCGCCATAAATACTTTTAGTTCCACCACCTGAAAAGGTCATGTCCCCATTCACGATGATAATTCCGTGCCAGTCAAGAGAACCTGCAAACTCGAAGTTCCCGTCGACGAACAATATACCATAACCACTGAGGTTAGTAGTTTTGGCATCTCCCAAAATGTAGATCACACCGGGATTTTCAGAAGAGGTAATAATCAAACTTTCGTTAATATTGTTTGAACCGACAATTTCAACTGTGGTCCTTTTCATAATGAACGGTTTGATTAATGGAATGGGATACATCCCGCTTGATTGTTCGATTACTGGATCATCTCCAAGGTTTCCACCATATTCAATGATTCCCCCAGCAACGTCATACATAATGTCTGCGACTGGTGCACACGATCCTCCAGATTCGCCTTCACCAAGAATTGATCCCGAAACACCATTACCATTCAGATTGCTGTGAAGTCGTAATGCTGCATCCGGCATCATGAAGATTGGGGCGAATTGAAATGTGGCTTTAATTCTTGATAGCCCACCTCGACCCGTATGGGTACCATCACTGATGACTTCGATGGACGGACTTCCAACGGTGTAGTTTAATTCATTAAGATAATCACCGTCTTCATCTCCGTATCTTACAACCTTTGTATCTCCATCAGAAGGATCAACTCCAGTTTTCGGGTATACTTCAAAGTCATACTTGGTACCATTTGGAAGGTTTCCACCACCATTACCGACGAAGTCGATATTGCTCCATTCGGACTCGGGATAATTAGAATCATAATGTGCCCACAAGGGCCCTACCGCAATTCCCGATTCCGCTGCATAGAAATTCATATATGCAATTAGCATATTAGTAGAAATTCTTCTTTCGGTTATACTAGTCCGAATTGAGGTTGTGCCAATTATTGTAAGAAGACATAGAATCAGCATAACAACAATGATGATCGAACCGTTTTGATTTTTTAACATTTTTGTATTCCTCCTTTAGAAAGGTTCCTGTTTTCTTATATTACGAACATATAATACATCTTCGGAACAGGTTTGATTGTTTTGATTGTTTTGATCCTCGGCATTTTTTCTTCAATGCGTGTTGATTGAAAATTGAGGGCAGGGCGGTTGTTTATTGATGATTGCCCCATGCTCAACATCACACACATAATGCCAGCGAATACCAGAAAGAATATATAATTAGATCCTTTTCTCATTTTCCTTCGCTCCTTTTATTTGTAAGCGATTAATACCTGCTCGCCCGTTTCGGGGTTTGCAAAAATCATTTCCTGTTTCTTTTCCTCGTTGGTTCCCATTAGGAAAAGAACTGAATTTGGGCCAAGATTTAGATGTCTAATTGCATTGGGTTGGATTAATGTAATGAGCCCCGGATTGGGTGGGAAGCTTTTCAGCTGTCTTACGGTGATGGTTGGAGTTTCCCATATTTCAGGGTTGATGTTATTTAAAGGAAGATCGTTCGAATCGGTCCAGAAGCACGGATAGATATGACCGCAAATAACGCAGGTGTGTTTAATCGGTTTTCCTTTCATTGGGTATCCCCGAATTTTTCCACAGGTTTGACAGTAATACATTGTTACACCTCCGTATGAAGCAGCAGTTTTTGTACGACTACATTAACGTCAGTTTCGATTACGATAGCATCCAATATCAAATGCCCATACTTTTTGAAAGAATTTTTGACATTTTCAATATTGTATACAGTTATGACACCCTCTCTGGGTTTCTTTTCGCCTTTGACTAATGCTCTTATTGCGTACGTTTTTAACATTTGTTTTTAACCTCCTTTAATATTTGATAACATTATGGATTGGTTGGGCACAACATCTCTCTCCTTGTAGAGTATGTGTCCCACATTTTAGGCACCTGACTGCGGATTTGGGTTTTTTAATAATGGTGGGTTTTTCTTTTAATACTTTGAAGTATTTTTTTAACATATTTTATCCTCCGGTTAATTAGAATAATAAGATTGCAACTATCACTAATTAATATATATAGTAAGAACAAATATAATGAAACCTCTACATGATAAAACCAACAGACTTTAAGCAAATTTGAGGGTTTAGTCTGTACCCTGTAAAGGAGATAATATCATGACATACAAAGACTATTTCGTAGTGGAAGTAAAAGTAAACGGCAAGATCATGAGGATTCGTGATGGAGCTGTATACCTACCTTATGGGAGTGAATACTCCATTCTGTTAAAAAATCTAAATACAAGAAAAGCATCTGTGAACGTTTCCGTCGATGGAGAAGATACGTTAGACAATCATAGTCTAATACTAGACGCAAATGGAGAGATTGAACTTCAAGGGTTTCTCCGAGGAAATGTTGCAAAGAATCGTTTTCGATTTATTCATAAAACGGAACAGATTCAGAAACATAGAGGCGACAGAGCTGACGATGGAATGATCAGAATCGAGTTTGCTTATGAAAAACCACAACCTGATCCGTGGATTAAAGAGACCATCAAAGAGGTTCATCATTATTATAACACTCCAGTCAAACCTCAGTATTATGGAAGTGCTATTGATTGGACATATACTAATAATGATTCATCAGATGGTTCAAGATCAGTATCAATGGGAGAACCTGTTGCTATGGCGGCATCTGGACCACCTGTTGCTGAGTCTAATGTGACTTGTGATTCTCTTGGAATTGCTGATGTTCCTTTAGCAGATGAAGGAATTACTGTAAAGGGATCTGAATGTAGTCAACAATTTAGATACGGATTTATTGGTGAACTAGAAAATTCTGAAGCAATTGTAATTCAATTAAAAGGGATTACAGATACAGGTAATCAAGTTAGTCAACCAGTTACTGTTCAAACCAAACTAACTTGTCCAACTTGTGGAACAAAATTTAAATCATCAATGAAGTACTGCGGGAACTGTGGTACTTTCTTAGAATAAGAACAAAAAAATTGTAGGGGTTTAAGTGAAGGTTGTGGGTGAATGGAGTAGAGTAAATGTAGCCTCTACTCCCACCCACACCTTCCATTTATTCCAAAATTTTAGATCTCTACCTCTTTTGAGTTCCCCTCCAAATTATTTCATGTAGATTTTTCTTCCAACACAAAGATCTTTTTAGAACAAAATATAAACTAGTTCGTGACCTTAAAAAAAGGAAATGTTTACTATGAATAAGGATGTCAAAACTACAGTAATTCACGCAAGAGAGTATTATGGCGATAACTGTCTTATAGACTCTGTGCAAGAACAGCAAAGTGAGAGAAGACCAAAAGGGGTTGTTGAAATATATGAAGAACAGCCCGATGGCAAATTGAAGTTAGTTAAGAAAAGCAACTTAGTTATTTATTTGGGAAGAGAGATGTTAGCACAAAGATTAGTAAATACTGAAAATGCTAGTGCTACTCCAACAAAGGATGAGTTTGTTTCATGGTTTGGATTGGGAGATGGAGGTGTAAGACCTGCTGACCCGTTTGTTCCAGTACCCCCTACATTAAATGATGGGGATTTATATCCTTATGGAATGGCATCAAATGTTATGATAAGTGCTACTGATTCATCAGCTGCTGATTATCATATAGTTTCCCCTGGTTTCCCAGTAGAGGGATACTACAAACATCCATTTGATTCAATTGAGTTTGAGCGTGACATTCTTAATGATTCTAAATGGTTAACAATTAAAATTACTACAACCATTGGTGTGGATGATGCCAATGGAAGTCAGCTAAGTGAGGCCGGTTTATTCTCAGCCGAATCTAGAGATGGAGGATATACTGGGCAATTTAGCTTATTTGCAAGAGTTACATTTCCATCAATGGTCAAGACAATCGACAGGCGACTTGTCTTTATTTGGTTCTTGTACGTATAAAGGAAATATAAAAATAACGAAGTGAAAGGATTTAAAATTTGTTAGACCTGGAGAGAAAGGATACGCAGACTTAGAGATAATAAACTAATTTGGAGGAAAAAACGCTATGGCTAATATATCTCCGGGTGTATTCACCAAGATTATTGATTTGTCCACATTTGTTCAAGTTGTTCCCTCTACCATCGGTTTTATGTGTGGACTAACAAGAAAAGGTAGAGATAATGAATTACTATTTATCGGCTCTAGATCAGAATTTATTTCAGAATTTGGAGAACCAAATATTACAGAGTTTGGAAAAAATTACGGACAAGGCCCATACGAGGCTTATAACTATTTAGGAGAGTCTGGTTCTTTATATTGGATTAGGGCTCTTTCAGATGATGCTACTTACTCAAACTTAAGGATTGATACACAGTTGGCAACAGCTGATGCAACCGCAACCATTAGTATCACTTATGTTGATAGCCTAAATACAACTGCTGAGATTCAAACTAATCTAGAAACGGTAATTGATACAAAACCTTTAGCATTCTTATATCCAATCGGAAGGGGGGACTATTACAACGGAGTAGGAGTGAGGTTTACGGAGTTTTCAAATCCAACAGTATCTGGAGTGTATGTTCTTGATATTTATGAAAAACAATCAGATGGTGATGATGTTATTATAGAATCGTTTGATGTTTCATTTGATCCTGATGCTCTTGACAATGCTGGAGATTCTCTTTTCATCGGTTATGTTCTTGAAACATATTCGTCTATATTGAGAGCTGAAATGGAACTTACAAGCGAAGAATATACTGATGGGTTTAAACTTATTATAAAGAATTATGATAGGGAAATCGGAACTACATCTGCTGTTTTAACTGCTGGTTCTGCAACCATTACAGATATTAAACAGGATTTCTCTGACTGGCAAAAAACTCCTGAGACAGGAAATGGAAATTATGTTGTAGTTGCTAAAGATGCAAAAGGTACTGAAATTTGGGGATGGATGGGAGCTTCGAGTGGTGTTGATAATGAAACTGTTGCCGTATATCCTGATAGAGTATTAACTGGAGCAACTTCAGGATGGAATGGTTCAACATCATCTTTTGATCCTACTACAACCATTTCTTACTTTGTAAGAGAATCATTCGGAAGTGTAGCAACACCATTTACATCAGCAGAACCTGTTCCTCTAAGAAAAGGATCTGAGGGGTCATTAAGACAAGCTGATGGAACATTAGATACAGATGAAGCAGAACTTCTACTTCAACAAGCGTATGCTGGTCTTATTGATGATCAAATTCTAGACCCAGAAAGTATTTACTTTACTCTGGTATTTGATGCTGGTTATCCAAGTGATGTTAAAACAGCAATTAGTACACTTTGTCAAACAAGACGTGACTGTGTTGGTATTCTTGACAATGGTGATAACGCTACTGTTAGTGCTTCATTGGCAACAAGAGATGCTAGTCACCCATACAATACTTATTTTGTCTCACTATATGAAGAATATAATAAAGTATCAGATATATTTACAGGACAAGATATTTGGTTCTCACCATTGTTCCATATGTCATATCTA